TGAGAGCGTCAACGGCGTCACCGGCGTCACCGGCCACGCCAAACCAGCCAAGCCCTATCCTGACTTTCCCCTCTTCCCGCACGCCACCCGCCGCTGGGCCAAGAAGATCCGCGGCAAGATGCACTACTTCGGTCCCTGGGAGGACTGGCAGGGGGCGCTCAACCGCTACCTGGAGCAAAAAGACGACCTCTACGCCGGCCGCACACCGCGGGTGTCAACGGGTGTCAGCGTGCGCCTCTACGAACTCAACAACTCCTTCCTGGCCGAGAAGCGCCGGCTCTTTGACACCGGCGAAATCGGCCAGCGCACCCTGGCCGACTATGAAGCGACCTGTGACCTGGTGGGCCAGCAGTTCGGTCTGAACCGGGCCGTGGAGGATCTGACCCCCAAGGACTTCGCCGACCTGCGCGATGAGCTGGCCCGGCGGTGGGGACCCGTCCGGCTCGGCAATGAAATCAACCGCATCCGTATCCTCTTTCGCCACGGCGGCGAGGACGCCTCCGGACTGCTCACCAAGACGGTCCGTTTCGGCACGGGCTTCAAGCGACCCAGCAAGAAGACCCTCCGGCTTGAGCGCGCTGCCAAGAACCCGCGCTTCTTTGAGCCCGAGTGTTTGCGGCAACTCCTTGCCGCCGCCGAGCCGCCCCTGACGGCCATGTTGCTTCTGGGCATCAACTGCGGCTTCGGCAACGAGGATTGCGTGCAATTGCCGCGCGACCGTCTTGACCTGGCCAAGGGTTGGCACCATTACCACCGTCCCAAGACCGGGATCGGGCGCCGGGCCAAGCTCTGGCCCGAAACCGTCGCGGCCCTGGAGGAAGCGATCGCCCGCCGCCCGCGTCCGCGCCAGCCCGAGCATGAGCCGCTCGTCTTCCTCACCCGGTTCGGCCGACCCTGGGCCACCACCAAAAGTTTTGCTACCATTTCGCAGGCCACGCGCAAGCTCCTCGACGCGACCGGCCTGTATAAGCAGGGACTCTCGTTCTATTCGCTGCGCCACACCTTTGAGACCGTCGGCGGCGATGCGTCCTATAGCGGCGGGGGACTGTCCATTAAAGACCAAGTCGCGGTCGACTACATCATGGGTCATGCCAAGGATGACATGGCGAGCGTCTACCGGGAAGCCGTTTTTGACGAACGCCTGGAAAACGTCGCCGCCCATGTCCATCGCTGGCTTTTTGGCTCCTGAGCCTTCCCAGAAAGCTGGGCCGATGCCGGGCCCCACTAGATCTAAAGCCTGTGCCAAAATCCCACCGCCTCTCCCATCCTGGACCCTGTTTTTGCCGCTACCCCCCCCTCTGCCGCGGTTTTTCTCTGGACACACGACCAGCCTATTTCTAACATTTTCAATGGTCTTGAGTCGGTCTTCTGAGAGGCTCTCGCCCTGGCAGGAGGGGTGCCCCGGGCATCAATGATGATGGCTAAGAAACCACCAAAAACACCGCCGCCGTCGGAGCCCGAACCGGAACGTCGGCGAAAGAAGACCGCCAAGAACGATTTCATTCAGTTTCGTAACACGGCCGATGAGCGAAAGCGACTTGCCAACATCAAGGCGGAATTGGAAGAAACCAAAGGTTACGAACACAATCTCAGCGACGCGCTCAGATATGCAGTTTATCTTGCGTCCAACGTCGTTGATCGTCGAAAAGAGCGCCGCGAAGAGCGCAGGAAAGCACGCGAAAAAGAGCGCCGCAAATCGGATTGAACCTTTCTCCTTGTCTTTTTGCTTGTTTTGCCCAATCTCCCACCTTAAGATTCTTCCTATTGTCAGCTTGGGTTCCCGCGCGGGGCTTGCATACATTATCATGACAGTGTCATGTGCCCAAGCGGGAGCCATCCCGGCCCAGGCTATTGGTGCCCGTGTACTGGCCAGATCGCGCTGGCCCCATCACAAGGAAGAGTCTCATGGCAAAATCCGCTGCACGATCCCAGCAGTTGGAAATCTATCTCGACGCCGAGGCTATGACAGCCCTGGCAGCCCTCGCGGCTCAGCTCACCGAGGAGACGGGCCGCCCCCACTCGCTCAATGACGCCGCCGCTGCCGCCATTGAGATTGCTGACAAGGAAATCTCGCTCACCCGCAAGAGCCGCCGGCGCAAGACGGGTTAAAGCCACCTGCGCCGGCCAATCATCTACTGTCATGCGACCGTCACTACATCGTCACACGTGCCGCTTGCGCTCACGGTGCGCCCTGTGCCGCACGTACTGACATCGCTGCGTCGCTTTTGACAGTGACTTGTCACCATTAACCTGGACCGGTCCGCGAAGCGTGGTAAGGTAGAGTGACCTGACCGGCGCGGCAGCCGTTCCGCCCGCCGGCCCCACTCACAACTTACTTCCGGGTCCCTGTCCTCTGTGCTGCGCCTGCGCCACCCCGCGCCAGGCGTTCGCGCCGACGGTGCGCCCGCGTCGGAGAGTGGTTAATGGTCACCGAACCCAACCGGCCGCCCGAGTCGCACGCGCACAAGGCGCACAGCACGCCCGTGCGCCTTGATCCGGCCCAAATCGTGGACCTGGACCAGGTCGCGGCCCTGTGCCAGATGAGCCTGGCCTCGATGCGGCGGCGGCACCTGCAAGCCCTGCTGGCTGGGGCGCCGGTGCTCCGGGCCGGCCGGGGCAAGCGCAAGCACTTGTGGTACTGGCCGACCATTAGACCCTGGTTGGTTGTTCGTTTCGACATGCCGGGACTGCCGGAAATGCTGCCACCCTTGGCTGGGGAGAAGTTTGACGACTGCGAAACAGTTGACGAAAAGGCAAACAACTAAATAGTGACAACCGGCCGTCAGCCAGCGCCAGGGTACGGCTAAATAGGGCGATATAGGGCGATACTAGGACAACCAAAATTTTCGGTGTTAGAATCGCCGCGGACAGAGATAACTGACACCAGGTTGTCAGTGGAGGGAGGCTCACGATGATGCAGACTCAGACGCCTGAAACTGGCCCGGCGCCCAGCACGGCACCGCCCCATGTGCGGCAGCCGTTCCTGCCCGAGCCCAATGAGTTTTACCCCGAAGAATTCCTGGTGGCCAAGAGGTTCTTTACTTTCAACCAACTCAGGAAAGCTCGCTACCAGGGCCGGCTACGTTCCCGGGAGATCATCAAGGGCAACCGGCATTACAAGGGCTCGTGGCTCATTGCTTGGCTCGAAGGGAAGCCAGTGCCGGCGGATAACTAGCTAGCCATAAGGACACACCAATGGGACGTCGACGCTATCAGCAGCATGAGGCCCATACCAACCTGACCCCGCCTGAGGCAGCCAGGGAATTACGCTGTGCCGTCGAAAAGATTCACGGCTGGATTCGCTCCGGCGCACTCAAGGCAATCAATGTGGCGACGTGCCTGGGCGGCCAGCCGCGATGGGTGATCGAACGCAAGCACCTGGACGAGTTCAAGGCCGCCAGAAGTAACGCCACGTTGCCGCCACCACGGTCGCGCCAGCCGCGGCAGCCACGCTCGCGCTTTGCCGGAACGGCGTTTTATGGGCCGGAAGGCAAGCTGGCGTCCGCCAGTCGAACCTAAGACATGATCGCACGGACCATCCTTGCATGAGCAGCCAGAACCAGCCGCGCTTCTTCGAGCCATTCGGGCCAGCCCGCCACGACCTCAGCATGGTTGAGCTGGAACGGATCCTCGTAGACAAGATTCGCGTCGAAGTGACGCACCGGTGGGACCGCCATCACCTGGATTGCCTCCGCAACCACCTAAACCTGACGGTGGCACTTGATCCGGTCGCGCAGAACCTGGTGTTCCGGCTGCAGTCCTACGTGCTCGGCAAGGACACGTCCTACGTGGACGCAACCGAGCGCGTGCCGGCCGACTGGTGGCAAGCGCTGCGGCAACGGTGGTTTCCCGGCTGGTGGCTCAGGCGCTGGCCGCTGCGGTGGCGGGTTATTGAGATTCGGCGCATCGAGCGAAGAATGTGCCCGCATCTAAACCGCAAGTTCCCGGAGGAGCAGCGGCACCTGGAATGGATTGTCAATCGGGAGCGGGACAAGGTAGAGACTTAACAGGCGCCCCTGGGGTAGTGACCCGTCCGTGAGAGCGTGTGCCGTCCGTGACAAGGGCCAAGGGCGCCTGGTTTTGAGGACAATGAAATGGTGCTAACCCTGCTCGTGACTCTGCCTCTTTTCGATCTGGCGAACACGCTCTTCATAGGTGCCAATGTTCTCGACCAGCATCATGCGGAAAAAGTTGCTCAAATCCAGCCCGAGTTTACCCGCAGTAGTTTCCGCGCGATCAACCAGGCTAGTCGGCAGACGAAACGAAACCTGTTTGTTCTCCGGGGTCCCTCCCGGTCGCTTCTTGGTCACCGGCAGCCCTCCGCTGCGAACCTTGTCGACATCGATCAGTGTTGCTGTTGCGCCCAAGGTACCGGTCTCCCAAAAAGAAGTAAATGCCAAGCCGGGTTGCGTCAACCGTCATTGTACCACGGTTTTGGTATGCGTCAATTGGCTTTTCTCACGGATCGTGCAACAACTATGGTTGACATTGTAAGTGTATGTCGGTAAATTAATGTCGTGGTAAGTGTAGTTGAGTATAAATAAGTCTGGATAAAGCCATGACAACCAAGACGGCGACTCGTCAACCTCTCGTCATTGACAGTTTCGCAGGCGGCGGTGGTGCGTCGCACGGCATCACGCGAGCAACGGGCCGCAGTCCGCACATCGCGATCAACCACAACCGCGATGCCATCGAGATGCTCTGCAACCACGGCGGCAAGGAGTTTCGCGGCCAGTCCCTCAACGAGCCGATGGCAACCATCACGGCCAGCCGAGATGCGACCGGACTGGTGGCGCCCATGCTGGTTCGCTGCGCCCACGGCGAAGGCCGCTGGGGCAAAGGTTCGGAACGGGTCACCGCTCCGCTACCTACGGTTCTTGGCTCGAAAGACTACGCCCTGATGACGGCATTCCTGGCGCGGATCGGTCAGACGGGCAGCAACGGCAAGCATTGCAACGGCGCCAGCGAACCGCTGACCACCATCGTGTCGAAGAATGAGCACTTGCTGGTCTGTCCGACGCTGATCCAAACCGGTTACAGCGAACGCCCCGGCCAGAAGCCGCGCGTCCCCGGACTGAAGAAGCCGTTGGGCACCTGCGTCAACGGTCAGAAGCACGCCCTGGTCGTCGCGAACCTGGCCTACCTCAATCGCGGTGACGGCGCCGTGTCGGCCACGGGCAACCACGCGGCGCTCGTGTACAGCTTCTTGACCAAGTACAACGGTACCGCGATCGGTCAGAGCCTGCATGAGCCGTTGCACACGGCGCCGGCCAACGACCGCTTCGGCCTCGTCACAGTCACCATCCACGGTGAAGTCTTCGCCATCGTCGATATCGGGATGCGCATGCTGACGCCGCGCGAATTGGCCAGGGCGCAGGGGTTCCCGGAAAGCTACGTGCTAACTGGAACACTCAGCAGCCAGGTGCATCGGATCGGTAACAGCGTGCCGCCAGACGTAGCAGAGGCGATTGTGGCGGCGAATTATCCCGGTGCTTCGCTGCAAGAAGTACCGGCTTGAAAGACGGACCCATTGATTCTTTCACACGGAGGGTAATTCCATGCTGGTGTTTTCACGCAAGGAGAACGAGTCGTTTGTCATCGGCGACGGCCCCACCAAGGTGGTACTCACGGTGGTGCAGATCGAGCGCGGCAAGGTCAGGATTGGGATTCAGGCGGACAAGAGTATTCCGATCTTCCGGCAGGAGTTGGTGGATGGAAGTCGTGAGCGGCCAAGTCCGGCTCAGACCGCCGCCAAGGTCAACGTGGACTCAGGAGTCAGCAGTTAAGGCAGCGGTTGCCCATGCTGACTGACTCAGACCCTAGAAAAGGAGTTTTCTCGTGAACCCATTCCGCAAGTTGTGGCGTGCCGTGGACCGCCTGGCCGAGGCTATCAACGGCCTGGCCGACACCGCCGCCGAGACGAACGAGACAGCGCGAGCCTCGCTGGGCTACAGCGGTCACAGCGAGACTCCAGTGGTAGCGGTCACAGTCCGTGGATTCACTGCCGAACAGGACTCGGCCCTTTTGGACGACGAGCCGACAGGACCGCCTGTTGCGGCAACGAACGGTAATGGCAACCACAAGGCCAAAGCAAGCAGCCGCAAATGACCCCTGCGGCTGCGGCCACGGGAGACTGGCCGGGCATGGTGCGGCGGGAGAACCGCCGACGGGTACCGGTTGATGAGGCCCATTGAAACACCCGGCCAGACTCTCTCTTTCCGAGTGGAGCAGCGACGATGAATGACACCACGGCAACCACAAAGGCCACAGAAACTGCCGCCGTCACGGCAACCATCCAGTGCCACGGCTGCCCGGCCACGATCCGCTTGATCGAGGCCCAACAGGACGGCTGGCGCCGCGATTCGTCCGGACACTGGTACTGCGGCCCCTGCGAAGTCCGCCGCGACCGGCTCATGGCCGACCTGGACTCCGGCCGCTTCCACCCGTGGGAGCAATACAGCTACTGACCGACACTGACCGACACTGACCAACCCCGGGGGCTTTCTGGGAGCGCGGTCTGATACCTCCCGCGTGCCGGGTTCGATTCCCGGCGGCTCCAGTGCGAGTGCGACACCGACAGGATTCAGCCAAAGGAGTAGACGTGCGTATTACGGTAACCGAGCAGCATATCCGCGAAGGCACCTGTCAGGACGCCGAGGACTGCATGCTGGCGCGTGCCCTGGAAGCCGCGACCGGCCGCAAGTGGTGGGTGGAGCAACGGGCGGCGCTCCTGGCCTACGACCTGCTCTCGGCCATCGACTTGCCGCCCGCCGCCACGCAGGCGGTCCGCGATTTCGACGCTGGGCTGGACGTGCAACCTTTCGAGTTTGAGTTGCCGGTGGAAGCTCTGCTGGAGTCGGACGGCATTCCCGGCCCAGGCCGTGACGAGGACCTGTGCGCGGCGCCCCTGGATCAATGGGACGCAATGGCTGCTGAGTGCGGCGCTGTCCTATCCCTCTAACCCTGCTAACCCTGCTAACCCTGCTTACTTTCCCCCGTGTGTCGCCCCTGTGTTTCTGTGGAGGTTCTCATGGCCGTTGTGTTCAAGAAAGGCTCCCGACGCCAGGTGCGGCTGCGGATGATGATTTCCGGGCCACCGAAGTCGGGCAAGTCCAAGACTGCGCTACGCTTTGCGTTCGCACTGGCCCCCAACCACAAGGTCTTCGTTATCGAGGCGGGCGAGAACGACGCGACTGACCTCTACCACGGTGAAGAGTGGGATGGGGTCAAGTGGGATTGGGATATCTGCAAGCTCGACAGCTTCTCCCCGGAAAGCTATATCGAGGCCATCCAGGAAGCCGGTCGCCAGGGCGCCGAAGTCATCGTGATCGACTCGCTCTCCCACGAGTGGAACGGCAAGGACGGTTGCTTGCAGATCGCCGACCAGCACGGCCAGTTCTTCGGCTGGAAGGTGGCGACGCCGCTCCACGACCAGCTGTTCCAGGTTATCCGCAAATCGCCGGCCCATCTCATCGCCACCTGCCGCAGCAAGATCTCGCACGTGGTCGAGAGCGAGGGCGGCAAGAACGTCATCCGCCGCATCGGCATGGAGCCCATCCAGCGCGAGAGCACGCCTTACGAGTTCGACGTGCTCATGGACATGGACCAGAACCATATCGGCACCGTCTACGGCAGCCGTTGTCTGGCCATCGAAGGGAAGAGCTGCTTGAAGCCCGGTAAAGAGTTTTTGCAGCCGGTCCTCAGCTGGCTGGAGACTGGCGTCCAGGTGGCGCCCACGGCGGTGTCGCCGCGCATCAGTGACGTGCAACTAGAACGGGTGGCGGAACTCTTGGGACTGCTGGGCTGGACGGTGGACAGGATCAGTCGCGATTTCCCCAAGCGCTATGGCGTCACGGAACTGGCCAAGCTGGATCAGGACCAGGCTGGAGACCTGCTCAAGTGGCTCGACGCCCAAGCCAAGGCCAAGGGGAAGCGGAGCCAGAGCGGCAATGCTAATCCGGCACCGGCAGCCGCAGCCGTACCGGCTCCTGCAGCCGAAACAAACGGGCACGCCGCGCCCGTGCCCAACGGCAAACCAGCAGCATCTGCCACGCCGCCGGCCGGACCGAGCGAACCGGTGCCCGCCGGGGCCACGGTGCCGCCCGCACTCGCCGGCCAACGCCTCACCGACGCGCAGATAGAGCAACTCAAAGAAGCCTACAAGGAATGGGCCGATCGCTCCTTCAACCAGCTCCGCGATGAGGACCTCAACCGCTCGGACAACGAAATTGAGGACCTCATCAAGAAGGAGTGGCTCAAACTGCTCGCGCCGTACAAGGATGCCAGCGGCAAAAGCCTGACCACGGCCAAGGGTCTGACGGTGGCCCAGGCGGAAGAGTTTATCCGCCAGGTGACGCACCAGAGCGAACTGATGACCTGGCAACAGGACACGACGAAAGGAGGAACCCCCGCCACGGCCGGCAGTAAAAGCTGACGACCAGGCAGCGACCCCGACACCCAGCGCAACAGCCCGGCAAGAGTCGCCCGCTTCGCCCGCAGTCGCAACGTCGCCCCGACCGTCGCCCAACGCTTCGCCCGATTTATCCATGTGGCCCGCGCCGCTCCGAAAAATTGTGGAGGCTCGCGGAGTAGATGCGGTGTGGCAAACGAGCCTCAAGCTGTTTGGCTTCCCGCCAACCTGGCTTGCGTCCGGCAAGGAGATTCAGGAACTGCTCCGCGCCCTGCCGAGCCAGGGATAGACCTAACAAAGGAGAACTGACGGTGGAATTTCGCATCAACATGAGTGGCAAGACGCTTGAGGACGTCGAGCGCGGTAACCAGCCGCCCGATGGCTACTACCACGTCCGCCTGGATGACACCTACGAGGACCATGCCAAGCATGGCCAGCAGGTGTTCAAGTACGTCATCCTGTCCGGGGTCTGCGAGGGCAAGGTGCTGTTCGATCGGCTCGACGACCCGGCCAACGCCAAAGACGCGACCGAGCAGGAGAACAAGGAACTGCGAGTGCAGCGCTACTTCAAGCGACTCGGTCTGCTCGGCAGCGCCGATGAGGGCCAGGATGAAGTGATGAAGGATCCGGTGGCGGCCGTGGGCAACGAGTACGTAGTCCGGGTGACGAGTCGGGAAGGCAAGGACAAGCTGACCGGCAAGGCGAGCGGCCAGACCTTCTCCGGGGTGGATTACTTTAACGGGGTGTTCCCGTTGGACTATCCCAAGTACAAGCTGCCGCGCGACTTCCCGGCCGACCTGAAAGCGGCAGTCATGACTGGACCGGAAACCGATCCGAAGAAAGCCGGCAACGGTAGCAGCAATGGTGGGAATGGCGGTGCCACGGCCGGAACCACGGGAGGCGATGGGGCCAGCTTGACGGCGCCGCGCGGTAGCAACGGCGGCAATCGTCCCTCCGGTCGCCGCCGCGACTTGGAAGCGGCCTTGTAGCAGTCAACGTGTTCTCCCTTCGCACGGGGGATGGGTGCGGCCGAGACTGTAAGGTCGGAGCCGCACCCCAATTCAACCACAGCAACTGGACCAATTTGTTCACCCATGACGCCGTACCTGCAAAACGAGGGAGTGACGCTCTACCAGGCTGATTGCCTGGATGTGCTGCCCTTGTTGCCGGAGAACAGCGTCGACGCTTTGTGCTGCGATCCTCCCTCCGGGACGGGATTCATGGGGATGGAGTGGGACGAGTTCAAGCAAGGACGCGCGGAACGCAACGGCAATGGCCAGTCCGACCGAGACGCTTATCGGGCGACAGACCGGCGCCGCCCTGGATATGCGTTCCAGGGCGGCGCCGGTCTGTCGCCCTGGCGCCGGCAAGCCTTCATTACCTTTTTGACGGCGGTCATGCGCCAGTGCCTCCGTGTGCTCAAGCCCGGGGCTTGGGCACTCGTCTGGGCCATCCCGCGCACCAGCCACTGGACGGCCACGGCCATCGAAGATGCCGGGTTTGAGATTCGAGACATTGTTCACCACCTGTTCGGGCAGGGCATGCCGAAGAGTCGCAACCTGGATGAAGACCTTCAACAAGAAGGTGAACAGGAAACCGAACGCGGCTACGGCACTTCCCTCAAGCCGGCCTGCGAGCACTGGATCCTCGCCCGCAAGCCGCTCGGTGAGCGCACCGTGGCAGCCAACGTCCGCCGCTGGGGCACGGGCGCTCTCAACATCGACGCGACCCGCATCGCCTACGCTTCCGCCGCCGATCTGGCCGCCACCCGCCAAGGTGTGGCGGCGATGGCAGCCTCGCCCGAGCGCTCCAAAGTCGGGGCGAATAAGCACGTTGGCTGGGTGCGGCCGTGGATGGAAACGAAAAGCACCGTTAACCAGAAGTCGGTGACCGACAAGGGCCGGTTCCCGCCGAACGTTGCCCTGACGCACCACCCGGAGTGCCAGCTATTGGGTCGGCAAACCGTGAACGGCAACGGTCACTTTCCGGCGCGGCGCGGCCCCGGCGGGATTGGTAGCAATGGACAGCAAGGGCAAGAGGGGCTGGTGGAACGGTCCGTGCACGCGGAGACGGTGGACGCCTACGACTGTCACCCGGAGTGCCCCATCGGCCAACTCAACGACCAGGCTGGACCGCAGACAAGAGGCGGGACGCCGCCTCGTCACAAGAGTCGAAAGACCAAGAACTGTTATGGTGCCTTCAACGGCCAGGAGAACCCGCAGGGCATCGGCCGCAGCAGCGGTCAGGTGTCGCGCTTCTACTACTGCTCCAAGGCTCCCAAGAGTGACCGGGGCGAAGGGAACACGCACCCCACCGTGAAAAGTACGAAGCTGATGCGCTGGATGTTAGAGCTGATCGTACCAGTGGGCGGAAAGGTACTCGATTGCTTCGCTGGCTCCGGCAGTACCGCCGTGGCCTGCGTGCAAGGCGGCTGGCCCTTCATCGGCATCGAGCGCGAAGCCGAGTATTGCGTCATCGCAGCCCGGCGCATCCAGGACGCCCTGAAAGCCGGCATGGAACTGTTCGGCACAGACCTCGCGGAACCTCTGCCGGTCGCGGCGAATCCAGAGCCGCCGCCTGAACTGGACCCGATGACGACCCTATTCCCCGACTTCTAACCCGAACCCCGTTGCTCCCATGAGTTCCTTGGCCGATTTCCTGAGCCAGAATCGCGGCCCCTCCGACCGCACCGCCCGCGAACTGACCGGCAAGGTGCAGTCGATCGTGTGGAGCAGCGACCAGCAGGACTACGCCATTGCCCGGCTGCAATCCGGCGAGATCGTCAAGGGGCCGATCGAAGACGAGCCGCTGGAAATGTCGGTGGTCTACCGCTTTTTGGGACGGTGGGAGACGCACGCCCGCCACGGGGACCAGTTTGCTTTCGACACCTTCATCCGCGACACCCCGCACCACCGGGCCGGCATCATCAAGTACCTGATCGAAACCTGTGACGGCATCGGCCAGCGCAAGGCGGAACGGCTTTGGGAGCTGTTTGGCTCGGAAGCGGTGGCAGTTCTACGGACCGAACCGGAGCGAGTTGCGGAATCTGGGGTTATCACCTACGAACAAGCTTTGGAAGCGGCGGAAGCTCTGTCCGGGCTCGCCGCCCTGGAAAAGACCCGCATCGACCTCTTTAGCCTGCTCTCGGGCCGGGGCTTCCACGGCCGGGCAGTGGCGGCCTGCATCGAGCAATGGGGGGCACGCGCCGCCGAGGCGGTGCGCCGCAACCCCTACGCCATGCTGGCCGCCGACATTCCTTCGGCGGGCTTCAAACGCTGCGACAAGCTCTATCTCGATCTTGGCAAGCCCAAGGACCGACTCAAGCGGCAGATGCTCTGTGCCTGGAACGCCCTCCGCGAGGACAGCAACGGCCACACCTGGTTCGCCCGCGGGGCGGTGGAGCAGGAAATCCGCCGCCAGATTGCCGGGACCAAGGTGGACCCGCTGGCCGCTCTGGTGCTCGGCAAGCGCGGCGGCTGGCTGGCGACCCGCCGCGACCCGCCCGGCAGCGAGCGCGTCTGGGTGGCCGAAGCAGAGAAGGCGCGGAAGGAACAGGATCTGGCGGATGACCTGCGCCGGCTGTTGCAGCGCGGCCGGGCGCTGGGCCGGTGTCTGTGGCCGCGCGAACTGCCCTCCACCTTGGGCCGCACCGGTAAATCACTGACCGAGCACCAAACCGGCAAGATCTACCCGATTCTCACCGCGCCCATCTGCCTGCTCACCGGGACCCCCGGCACCGGCAAGAGCTTCTGCGCGGCGGCGGCAATCAAGCAGGTGGTGGACACCTACTCGCTCTCTGACGTGGCCGTGGCCAGCCCGACCGGCAAGGCGGCGGTGCGGCTGACGGCGGCGATGCACGAGTACGGCATCCGCAAGACCGCCACCACGATTCACCGGCTGCTCGAAGTGGGCCGCAATGGGCACGACGGCAAAGGTTGGGGCTTCCAGCGCAACCGCCACCATCACCTGAACGAGCGGTTCATCTTCGTCGACGAACTCTCGATGCTCGACGTGGGCCTCGCGGCGGATCTGTTCGCGGCCTGCAGCGACGGCAGCCATATTTTCTTGATCGGCGACCCCTACCAGCTGCCGCCCGTGGGCCACGGGGCACCGCTGCGGGACCTCATCCGCTCAGGGGTGATCCCGGTCGCGGAACTGACGGAGATTCAGCGGAATGACGGAGCTATTGTCCAGGCATGCGCGGCCATGAAATCTGGCGGCGATTGGTACCAGTATGCCACGGACCGGCCCGACATCGAGCACGGCAAGAACCTGGTCCACGTCGAGACACGCGACCCGGCGCACTCCCTGGAAACACTGCTGGATAAGTTGCGGCAGTTCCGGGCCACGGGCGAGTTTGATCCGGTGTGGGACTGCCAGGTGGTGGTGCCGATCAATGCCAAGTCCGAGCTATGCAGGGTGCGGCTCAACCAGCTGCTGCAGCAGGAATTGAACGGCGACGGCGAGCGCGTGGACGGCAACCCGTTCCGGCACGGGGACAAGGTGATCTGCCTCAAGAACGCCATGTACGACCTGGAGCCGGCGGGCGACACCTACGTGGCCAATGGCGAGATTGGCCAGGTGATCCACGTGGACACGACGCAGACCTTGATTCAGTTTCCGCTGCCCGAGCGGGTCATTCGGTTGGCCGTCGGCAAGAAACGCAGCGCGGCCGAAGAGGAGAACGAGGACGAAGCGGCCGAGGGGGCGGGGCGCTCGAGCAGCAGTGGGAAGAAGTTTGACCTGGCTTACGCGGTGAGCTGCCACAAGATGCAGGGGAGCGAGGCGCGAGTGGTGTTTGTGCTGGCGGACAACTCGGGGAGCGCGCACCGGGTCACCAACCGGGAGTGGTGGTACACGGCCATTTCGCGGGCGCGGCGGCTGTGTACGATCATCGGCGAGCGAGCCACGGTGGAGCGGCAGTGCCGGCGGGTCAGCTTGGGGATAAGGAAGACGTTCCTAACGGAATTGCTAACGCAAAACACACCAGCGCAAAAGACAACGAATGATGAGACGGGGTTTAGGCATGGCGGGTGAGAAAACACTCGAAGAGATTTTTTTGAACGAAACAGGGACACGTTTTTCAGCCACGATCATTATCGACGTTCAAGAAAAACTGCCCTTCACGTTTGATGGTTTCACAATGAGGGCCAACCGTGGGTCGAGGCTCAAGGGTGTGTACACAGTAACACGATCATTAAAGACTGGAGATTACTCATTAGAAGGTTTCGAGAACGACGTTGCTATTGAAAGAAAGTCGCTCACTGATTTGTATTCAACGCTGAAACACCGCAGGGAGCAATTTGAGAATGAACTTTCCAGACTGTCCGCGATGAAGTTTGCAGCAGTCGTGGTGGAAGCGGACTGGCGCCAAATCCTTGGGTTGTGGCCTGAGTATTACGAAAGGCTGGTGATGATGATAAACCGGCTGTTGGAAGGAAGGATTGGCCAGGTCTTAGGGTTTTTCAATGCGGACAAAGAGACTGAAAAGGTCTGGGGTGAGAAGCCGCCAAGGTATTTGAGTCCTGTGACTGTTCATCGTTGCATTATTGCCTACCAAGAGCGATTTCCACGAGTTCATTGGTGGTTCTGCCCGGAACGCTGGTTCGCAGAGAGAACAACCTTCCGACTCCTGGAGAGGTTTTGGCGAGATCATTATAGGAGCCAAGAAGAGCATTGCACGGGTCGAACTGGTTGCTTGTTGCCAGGAATGTGAAGGCGGTAGTCAAAATGAGTGCTCAGGCAATAGCTAACGAGTCAAGAGCGCTGGCACCGATCGCGTTCGGCGGCGTGGTGGTGATCGACACCCGCGAACAGTGCCCTTACGCTTTTCGCGGGCTGGTGTCCGACGCTCGCACCGGCCGGCATCCGCTTATCGTGCCCACCGTGGTGGCGGGTCTGCCCAGCGGCGACTATTCCCTCCAAGGTTTCGAGAGCCGCATTGCGGTGGAAAGGAAGTCGCTGGCTGACCTGTTCAACACGCTGGGGCAGAACCGTGGGCGGTTTCAACGGGAGCTGGAGCGATTGGCCCAGCTCAATTACGCGGCCGTCGTCATCGAGGGGGACTGGAGATCGATTCTCGGCGCATGGCCAGAAGAACTGTTCCGTCTGCTGGACTGGCTGGAAGAACAAGCATATCCACCGGCAGGGCAACGGCAGCAGCAGAATGTAGCCAAACGAGTCGAGTTGAGTAACTGGTATGCAGCCCTGAACCGCATTCTGGTTCCTGCATCGATCCGTTCCCAGCTCAACCCGGTCACCGTCTACCGCTCCATCATCGCCTGGCAGGAGCGGTTCCCGAAGATCCACTGGTGGCCATGCCCGGACCGGTGGTTTGCCGAGCGCACCACGTTCCGGCTGTTGGAGAGGTTCTGGCGGGATGAGGAGTTGCGGAAGAACCGGGCGGCCCGATCCGTGGCACAACGAGTTGGAAGACCGAGATGAGCAACAGTTGTGAATTGTTCCTGGAAGTTGCTCAGGACCCTGCCACGCTCGGGTGGGCCAGCGACGCTGTTTCTGAGCACCACTACCTCCACAAGCCGCCCGACCGCCGCAGCCGGCCCCTGTGCTACGTCGTGCGTCTGGCCACGCACGGTTACATCGGCTGCCTCTGGTTCGGCCGCCCCGAATCCACCCGCTGCTTCCACGGCACCTTGACCTACGGCAGCCGGCAGGACGCAGCCGCCGGCCGCGCCGCCTACGACCGCTGGGAAGTTCTGAATCTGTCGCGCGTGTGGCTATGCTCGTCAGTCCAGCCAGGCGGCGACCTGTACCGGCCGGACTTTTTGCCTGGCTTCGTCGACCGCCAGGGCCACTTTCGGTCCACCCTGGCGTCAACCGTCATTCGCCTGGCCCTAGCCCGCGTCGGTTTCGACTACCTCCGGCTCCATCCGCCGGTGTTCGTCGACGAGCCTTACGCGATTCGCGCGGTGCTCTCCTACTGTGACACGCGCCTGCATCGCGGCACGATTTACCGGGCGGCGGGGTGGCTGCTGGGGCGGCGCAACGCGGCTGGTTTGGAAACCTGGTGGACCGGTGCCACAGCACCGTTGCTCAAATGCCAGGACCGGGAAATTCGGCGACTGGCGGCGGTGTGCCCGCGCTCGGTGCGGATACGGGACGCGCAGCGGCAACTGTTCAGTGAGTAGGTAATCAGGCAGATGGTTCAACGATGAACGGCGTCGCCAAAGACGTGCTGGTGCTCTTGTCGGTCCACGAGCCGTGCTCGGCGCGGAAATTGGCGCAGGCACGCTGCGGCGGCACGGAGGATTACGAGACGCTGCAGGAAACGCGGACGGCGCTCGAAGGGCTGATGGCTAATGACATGGTGGTCCGCGACCGGACGGCCCTGTACGAACTGAGCGAGCGCGGCCGCACCGTGGTCGCCGCGCCACACCGCCAGCGACGAACCAAAAGGAAGTGAGCGATGGCAGCAGCACCGGCCGAGGTTGATCCGGCCATCAAGGCTCTGTGGCAGCGATTCTGTTCGTGGTACCAGGACACGTACCCCGGCCGCGCGGCCCGCATCGAGGATCCCATCACCCGCCGGATGTGGGTGGCGTATGTGGCGGGGGCAATGTCTCCGGTAGCGGCAGCGGTAGGGAAAACGGCTGGCGGCTTGGAAGGAAACGAAGGACGGGTGGAATCATAAATCTGTTGACCCAATGAGGAATATCCATGTCATCTTTCCGATACAGTAGTGCGTACCATCCCTGCGCCATTTGCGGCGGCCGCAACGGCAACTGCCGCCACGCCGACGACCTCTACTTCTGCTACTACCGCCGCGGCGAGGACGTGGACGGCTTCAACTTCCTCCGCACCAGCGGCCCGGTAGGCGGCGACATCTGGGGCCTGTACCTGGTTGATGCCGCGCTCGGACCGGCGCCCTTTCACACCGAGGAGCCGGCGGCCCCGAAGCGGAGCCAGCAAGAGAAGAAGAAGCCGAAGCGGCCGGCGACCCTGGATGAGCTGCCGCGCTCACTGCTCCATTACGTGGCCGAAGAAAGCCGGCCCTTGGCTGTGGGCGACGACCCGGCGCAGAAGCTGTCCGCGATGCTGGGCCTGCCCGAATGGGTGTTTCTCAAGCTCCGCGTCGGCTTTCTCGCCAACGACACCTACGGCCGCAGCTGCTTTGTCAGCGAGGAGAAAAACGAGTCCGGCTCGGTCATCGGCTACGCCTTCCGCTACCTGGACAACGCGAAGCGCTCGCACGGCGCGCGCGGCCTATGTTATGCCACTCAATGGGACCTGGACCAGGCCGGCCCGATTCTGCTTCCCGAAGGGGCCAGCGACGTCCTGAGCTGTCTGGCAATAGGACTGTCCGCGATCGGCCGCCCGTCCAACACGGGCGGCGTCGACCTGCTGGCGCCACTGCTCAACGCTGCCCTCGAGGACCACGCCGAGCGCTGGGTTGAGGCTGGAAACGACGGACCAGCACCGGTACGAGAGATCATCGTCCTGGGGGAGAACGACCAGAAGCCAGACGGCACCTGGCCCGGCCGCGACGGCGCCCAGCACACGGCCCAGCGCTTGGCCCTACTGCTGAACCGGCCGGTGCGCGTCGCCTTCCCGCCGGCTGGCGCCAAGGACGTGCGGGCCTGGCTCTGTGCGGCCATTCCCAACCTGCCGTCCCACCTGGAATGGTCGAGTGACCTGGCAGCGGCCGGGCGTGCCTTCGCCGCAGCCCTGCTCGATAGCCCCGACTGTTCCGGGCAGCTGATATCGCCTCCTGGCTCAGACGGCGCGACCCTCATGACACCGGAGAGGCCAGGCCGTTTCTACGACGCCGCCCTGCAGCGCCAACTGGCCGCGGACCGCCAACAACAGGACGAACTGGAAGCCCGCCTCCGCTACCTGAAGTACGATGTGGTTGACCTCCGCTGCCTGCGCCCCAAGAAGTTCTTCCAGCCCGCGAAGAACCAGCGACATTCGCGTATCTGCGAGCACCGCTGCAAAACCTGTGTCCACTGCATCCGCATGCGCAAGGAGCGCTGGAAGGAGAATTTCCGCTCGCGCGTCAAGCACTCCCACGGACGGTTCTTCGCCTTCGAGTGCGACACCTGGGAGTATCAACGCAACGGCTCGCGCTGGTTCGCCGGCAACTTTGCCCGCGTCGCGCGGCTGCCCGAAGCCGGCTTGATCGTGGTCGGCTGCGTCATCGCTGGCTTGCCGGTGGACCGCTTCCCGGAGGGCACCAAGGAGATTACGGCGGACGAGGCCGTGGAGATCCTGTGCCAGGCGATTGACCGCCACCACGGCTATGGTGCTTTCGTCTGGGCCGGCAAGCGCTGGGCACTGCCACCCGAGCGGCGGGCGCAAACGAACCTGTGGGAGGAAGGGAAGCATCTGCCGCAAGATCTCGAGGATGGGACGATTCAGGAGATCATCGAGGCGAATGGGGTCACGGTGGATCCTGAAAGAGGATTTGGCGGGGGTTTGCGGACGCGCAATCCGCCAGCAGCAGCGAGCGGGCCACCAGGGCAACCAACCGGCGAAGGAACAGAGGCGACAGAGGCGACAGCAGCAACGGCAACTGAACCGGCTACGGCTGTGGGCTGCAACCGTCGCCTGGGTGCGGCGCCGAGTGGCTACTTCCAACGCATCCTGTATTTCCGGCACCCTGTCACCTGGGGGGCGCGACAGGTGCGAGGACTGTACCGGCAACTCATGCTGCAGGAAGCCGATCCGGCGATGTGCCAGGCTCGTGTGTACGAGGAAGAGGGATACGAAGACGGCAGCAACGAACAGAGTGGCGACCAGTCGAACAGTGTCGGCGGCAATGTCGGCTCGTGGTTCGCCCATGTCTTCAGAAACTGCCGCCAGCCGCGACACCAGCAGAATTAGCCTGGCTCAGAAAGATCGACAACAGTAGCAGGACTCCAACGGCACGCAAGCCCGGCAAGCAAGCCCACCATGACACGACAGAGGATCGAACCTTTGCAGAGTTGCAACCGACTCGTCAAGCAGCTTCGCTGGCGGGAACCGGAGAAGATCTACACCAGGTGACAATTGGGAGAACTGGATACAGATATATAGAACGTACTCAAAGTTGTGAAGGGTTGGTGTCAAGATGGGGAAGGTGGCGAGAGAGTTCCCGAAGTGCCGACGCGCGGCGGCCTAAAGACACCACTAACTGAATGGCTACGGCGCGTCGGCACCTGGGTGAGCCGAGAAGGGGAAAAACAGGTGGCCATCTACGTCGCCCAAGACCTCCGAGCGGTGCGACTCCCTGATTCGCCGGGGCTACCCAACGAACTTCGCGTCGTCTTCGCCGATGACGGCGACCCCGCTGGCGGTTGGCTGCGGCTCAGTCCGGGCGGGGACGTGGTGAGCGGCACGCCAGCGGTGCGGCTGACCGCCGACGTGTGGGCGTCGATCTGGCGGCAGGGGCTGGAGATTGAAGCCAAGTGGGAGTGCGGGCAACCGGTCGGCGCGGTGCCGGTGCGGAACGAGGACGAGTACCGGCGGATGCTGGAGCGGATCCTGGTGCTGGCCGAGTGGTGGCGTGAGGAACAGATCGCGGGGACGTTGGCCGGCGCTGGGGCGGCTGGTGTCAACGCGGTGTCAGCGGCACCAAAAGGAACGGTGGTAACGAGCGGTGAAGGCGGGTAAGATTGGAAAACGGTCGTAGATGGCTGTATTGTGCGGCCGGCTTGAGGTAAAGAAGAAACAGCAGCCAACACGAACAACCCTGAGCAACAGCGTGAAAGGTGGGAGCGATGGCAAAAGTACCCTTGACCCTGGACCGGATGGGCGAACTGGACAATGGCCTGGTGCGGGCAATGGTAGACGCCGCGATTGCCGAAGCGGTGACGGATTTGGAAGATCGCGGCAAGGATGGCAAGGTTCGAGAAGTCGATATCAAGGTGAAGCTGAAACTCACCGACGGCGGCGGCGTGGCAACCAAGGTGGCTTGCAAGGCGGTGCTGCCGCCGCGGGCCTCGCATACCACGTTCGGCGATTTTAGGGTGCGGCCGGGAGTGGGCGTGCAAATGACCTTCCAGAGTAACAACCCGGAGCGGCCCGACCAAGGCACGTTCATGGACGCGGAGGATGAGAGCGGCGGCAGCAGCGGTAAAGGGAAGTAACGAACGGGAGCGACCAGCGACCAGGCAACTATCAAAACCTATCAACCGGCGCGTGGATTGATACATGGCCCTCATAGGGGGGGGCAGGAAGGGTTGGTGAGCGATGCTCAGTGACTTCGTGAAAGCCATCGGTGAGTTGGCAACCAAGGCCAAGGGCTTGCAGTTCAAGAAACCGGACCTGGAGCCGTCCTACGTCTATTACCTACTCGACGGCGACGGCAAGCCGGTGCGGGTGGAGGCGGCCCCAGGGATGCGGCTGCACACAGCCGGTAGCCTGGAAACGGTGATCCAGTTCGCCAAGCGGGCCAAGCGGCTGCAAAGCGGCAACGGCCCGGCCGGGGAGCGCCGGAGTGGCGGGAAGGCTGAGACAGTAGCGGCAGCGGCGATCCTGGGCCGGTCGCTTGGGCCGGTGTGCTGGTATTCACGGAAAGGTGTGGTGTGCATCGAGGAGGATAGCACCCGTCGCGATCGCTGCACCCTGCCTTTGACCCTGTCGGCTCAGTGGAAAAAGCTGCAGGCGCTGGAAGGCGATACCTGGCTCGAGCACAAGCCCCTCTTGTTGCTGCTCAAGACGGTGTTCCGTGACTGCCTGGGACAGGACCGGAGCTTCGTGGACGTGGTGAAGGAGATCAACTGGAACGTCACCGCCAGCGGCGACAGTGCCGTGCGGAACGATGGGTCATCGGTCGGCAAGTCGATGATTGCCAAGGTGAGCGGCGCGGGGCAGCTGCCGGAGTACGTGAGTCTGGATGTGTTGGTGTTCGCCAGTGGCTTCCCGCAGATTCGGCTACAGATCGAATGTAGCTTTGACGTGGACATTCAGGCCCAGGTGCAGAAGTTCAAGCTGACACCGCTGCCGGGGCAGCTGGAGAACGGGCTGGCGCGGGCGGAATTACAGCTCGGGGACATGCTGGGACAGGCCCTGGATGAGGATGGGATTCCGTGCTGGCTGGGGGAGCCGTAAGCGGCAACAGAGCAAGTGTCGGCGGGCTGGGCTGAACGGGAGGAAGTGGGCGTGGGACTGATGGGCGGCAAAGGGAAAAAGTGCCACGACGGCGCCGAGGCCGATGACTCGTTGCATGCCTGGCGCGAGCGCCGCCCCTGGCATGTGGTTGACCAGGAGTTGCGAGCGGCTGGCTGTCGCATCGAGCACCGCCGGAATGGGCAGGAGCCGGTGTGGTCCCATAAAGAGCATGGGCGGCAGCCACAGGGGAAGATGCTGGAGTTGCTGGGGCTGGATGGAAGCAGGGAGTAGGCAGCAAAGGAGCGGTCATGCCGGACAAGGACGAGGGAGTGTTGCTGTACGTCGGCGCGGATGCGCAGAACGTCCAGAGCCGACGGCTCAACCTGACGGGCCGACGTTGCTTCAGTGGGGCTTATGGTCCCAAGTCGCGGTTCACCGCAACGGAAGCAGCACAGGTGGTTGGCATCCTGGATTCCGGCGCATTCTCCGGCGCATTCTCCGACGCGCCGGAGGCGCGGTTGGATTGTGCCGCAGCCCTTGAGCGGCAGTTGCGTTGGGAGCGCGAAGCCCACCGCTTCTGGGGCTACCCGTGGCAGGCCGAGGCCCTCGTCAGCTATGACTGTTTGATTGACGAGAAGTGGCACAACGGCCGCCGCCGCAAGGAGCGGTGGACAGTTGAGGACGCCGAGCGGGCCGTGGCAATCACCGTGGACGCGGCGGCCTACCTGTCCTCGCAGCGATACCGGCTCGAGCCGCGCAAGCTCGTGCTGGCTTGCCAGGGCGTGGACGCGCAGCAGTACCGGGAGTGTGTTGAGGGCGTGTTGCAGTGCGCGATTCCGGCGGACTGGATTGGGCTGGGCGGCTGGTGCATTCTCGGCTGGTTCCGGCGGTGGATTCCCACGTTCTGGGCCACGGCCTGGTCGGTGCTGCCGCTCATTGCCGACGCCGGCGTGAGTCGGGTTCATATCTTTGGCGTCATGTTCCGGCCGGTGCTTGGTGGGTTGCTTTGGTTGTGTGACCAGCATGGGTTGACGCTCAGCACAGACTCGAGCGGGCCGGTACTGCAATCGTGCTGGAAGGATCGGGTGCGGGCCGGCGCCTACGCGGCCACCTGGGAGGAGAACACGGAAATATGCAAGGAGAGCCTGAGAACACTGCGGCAAAGTCAGCATTACCGGAGGCCACCCAGGGTGCGGCCCACGAGGCAGCTCCTTCTCTGGTAACGCTGCCGGTCAGCCGGGACGAGAAGGCGGCAGCTTACGACGTCATCCTCGCAGCCATGACGCACCGCTGGAGCGACGGGCAGTACAGTTGGTTCTGCTGCACGGCCAGCGGCGGCCAGAATCGGCAGACGCCAGAGGAGGCCCGGGCGGATTTCTGGCAGTGGGCCAGAGAGGTAGCCCGGCGCGTCCGCTGCCGGGGCTTGCCAGCGTCGAGTGAGTCACAGGCACAGACCAAGGCACAGGCACAGATACAGGCACAGACGTAGGAGTCTTAAGATGTCTTCTTCGGCAGCGCAGCCCGCCATGAAGATTACCGCCATCGCTCCCTGGTTCGGTGGGAAACGGACCATGGCGCCGACCATCGTACAGCAACTCGGCAAGCACCGCTGTTATTGGGAGCCATTTTGTGGTTCTATGGCGGTTTTGTTGGAGAAGCCGGCTTGCTCGCAGGAAACCGTGAACGACCTTCACGGGGATTTGATTAATCTGGCCCTCGTGGTCCGCGATGATCGGCTCGCCCCCGCCCTTTATCGGCGCTTGCGCCGGACACTTGTCCATGAGGGCATCTTTTGGCAATCGGCCAACTTCCTCAAGGCAGCCCCAGACATCATGAACGATGCCTCACCGGACCTGGACCGCGCTTACCACTTCTTCGTCGCCTCGTGGGTGGGCCGCAACGGCGTCATCGGGACGAGACAGTGGAATAATAATTTCTGCGTGCGCTACACCCTGAACGGCGGTATCCAGGGCACCAGGTTCGCGTCGGCGGTCGATTCTATCCCGGCCTGGCGGCGCCGGCTCAGGAAAGTCACCATCCTGCGCCGGGACGGGTTCTTACTGCTGGAGAAGATCGAGGACCAGGACGGGGTGGCGATTTACGTGGACCCGCCCTACCTGCCCTCCAGTCGCGGCAGTGCGGTCTACACGCACGATTTGGCCCCAGCGGACCACAAGCGACTGGCGCGGCTGCTGTCGCAATTTCGGTTAGCTCGCGTCGTGGTGAGCTACTACGACTCTCCGGAGTTGGCCGAGTTGTACCCGGCGGCGGCTGGGTGGAAGAAGCTCGACTGCTCGCGCGCGAAAGGGCTGGCGGTCCAGGGCCAAAGAGGAAGCAAGGGGCAGGTGGCGCCGGAGGTGCTGTTGGTCAATGGGCCGATCTATGGCAGCAGCAACGATGATGCAACGGATAATGGGGAGACGGTTGAGTCGGTGGAACAGCGCGACCTGTTTTGACCGTGTGGGTGGTGGGCTGAGATTGACAAGCGATCTTGTTGCTCTTACAAAAGACGAGCCGGGCCGCGCGTCAACGCAGTTGTCCGGCTCTCGGCACAGTCCGGTTGGTGAGAACAGGACCATGTCTGGCTTCGACCATACAAAAGAGCGGCGGCCGGGACAAGACGGCCCCAAGCAGGGTCACAAGGACACGCGGCGGTTTTGCAAGATTTGTCGCAAGGTGCCGGTGCCGCGCGGGTCATCCGCCTGTGCGGCGTGCAGCGTGGTGCTGGGGCAGTTGGGAGAGGTTCACACCAGCACCGGGGTGGTGCGGCCTTCGCCGGTGGAGTTGCCGCACTTGCTGGCGATTTACGAGCGGCGGGCCAGTCGCGGGCGTGAGTTGTTCCGACGGGTCGGGCGGGTGCTGGCGCGATGGTTGGAACTGAAAGGGCTGCCGACCCATCGGCAGTTTTTTGGGGCGAATGCGGGAGCGGGTGTACAGTCAGAAAATGTCCACAAATGTCCATAGTTTCAAATGGAATAGCATCAAGCTGCAGGCGGCTGAACTGCTGGCGGAGGACAAGCTTTCCAACCGGAAGATCGCGGAGCAACTCGACATTGACGAGAAGACGCTGCGGCGATGGTTGGCGGTCCCTGAGTTCAGCCAAAAAGTGGAAGAGTTGGTGGCCGAAATCGAAGAGAGGATCATTAGCCGCGGGCTGGCCAGGCGCGCCCGCCGGATCGAATCTTTGAAGCGAATGCTGGCCCGGATGGAAGCGGTGATTGAGGCCCGCGGCAAGGATCCCGAGCACCAGAAGGCACCGGGAGGCGACCAGGGTATTCAGGTGCGGACCATCAAGGGCACGGGCGGCGGCGACAACTTCGTACGCGTGGAAGAGTATGAAGTGGATACGGGGCTGCTCAAGGAGTACCGCGAGTACCAAAAGCAGTTGGCTCAGGAGAAGGGCGACTGGACCGAGAAGCACGAGCACAGTGGAGAGATTGTCAAGGTCTATATCGGCGGCGACCCGGCCGCCGAAGTCTAAGCCGGCAACTCAAGCGAGCGACTGATGCAGGTCACCGTCCCCGAAGCCGATTTGCACCCCGACCGCCGGCCGTTCCTCATGAACCCGACGGTGCTGAAAGTGCTTCGCGATCGCAACGGCGAACTGCTCCTCTCGGGGCCGGCCGGCACCGGCAAGTCGCGGACGTGCCTGGAAAAGCTCCATGCGTGCGCCACCAAGTACCCGGGGATGCGTGGGCTGATTGTCCGCAAGACCCGCGACTCGCTCACTGAATCCGGCCTGGTGACCTTTGAGCAAAAGGTGCTGCCGGTGGGGCACCCGGCCCTCTCGTCCGGGGGGCAGCGGCGGCTACGGCAAGCCTACCACTACCCCAATGGCTCGACGCTGGTCGTCGGCGGCCTCGACAAGCCCTCGCGCACCCTGTCCACGGAATACGATATCGTCTATGTCCAGGAAGCGATTGAGCTGACCGAGAACGAGTGGGAACTGCTGACCCGGCCCTTGCGGAATGGCCGGATGCCCTACCAGCAACTCATCGCTGACACCAACCCCGACACGCCCACGCACTGGCTCAAGAAGCGCTGCGACAATGGGCAGACGCGCCTCATCGACACCAGGCACGAGGACAATCCCACCATCTGGGATGCCGAGAAGCAGGGGTGGACGCCAG